CTAAGATAAATTCACGTCTTGTAATTTCATCATCAAGCGGATGGGTGTCAAATATTTTGCGGATTATGCCTTTTATTTTCATGGCTTATCATTTTGGATTGGTTCAAAAATAGACACCCCGCCTCTTAGGATGTCGAGAATGTTTTGTCTAGGGTCAATAAGCCAAGCTAGTTGCCTAGTGCCGTCATTTAGATAAGCCTTTGAGCTTAGGTTATACTTAAACCTAATATAGGTAGTATCTTTTTGGCAGTTTTGTATAGCTACAATTTCCATTTGCTGTTCATTCCTCAGCACAGCAACATCGCCCGACTTTGCGAGCGTTAGGTTAATTTGTTTTGACATGATTTTAGATTTTGGTTCTGCAATATTGCGGGTTAATTATACAATGCGCTTATGGCTTGATTTACTTCTAAGTCGCTTAGTTTGTTTTGATACTTGATTTCTAGGTTTGCCTTGTTCGTATTGGGTAATATCTAAGATGCCTAAACTATCGAGGATTTCGCAAAACTCTTGTTCTTGTATTCCCGTGTCGTCAATTTCTGCCATCTTTTCAAGAAGGTCTTTGAATAATGATAAAGCAGACCAGCTATCTTCAAATGATTTCAACCTTGCGCAATACTTTCCGCCTAGCTCTACCCATTCAAATTCAAATTCGCCCGTAGTACCGCCGTCAGGGTGGTACATTCCGACCAATACAGATACATTTTTTTCTTTTAGGGCATTAGCATAGTAAGCCTTACTACTTCTATAATAAGCTCTTTTACATTGTTCATGGTTTGCCATAACTAAAATTTGTTTTGGTTGTATAATATTGAGGTTTAAGGTCGCCCATTTTCATAAGCTGAAATTACATTAGTTATTTCATGTAATAGGTTTAATAAAGCCTTAGCGGGCGTTTCGCCAATTCCTTCAAAAGCTTCAAAATCTAAGTGATATTCAGGAAGTCCGTTTACATCTTGAATTACACTATAATGTAGATTATCAGATAGCGGACTAAGAAAGGTCTCATAAACGCATTCTATTTGACGGCTCGTTTCTCCTAAGTTTTCATTTATTATATTGCTTAGAAGCTCATGTGTGTTTACACGCTGTAATGATGTGGTAATTTCCATAATTAAAATTTGGTTTATCCTTTGCAATATTGCCCCGCAAAGATACGCACTTAATTTGATATAAAAAATATATCATTGAAAATAATTTTATTTTTGCTGTAACTCGTTGAAAATAAAGCGTTTTGTTTTTCGTTGTAAAAATAATTTGAAAAAAGATTGGAAATTGTTTGCAGATTAAAACACTTGGCGTACCTTTGCAACGCAATCAAGCGCAACACAATTTTTAATCACTTCAAATTTTATACGTCATGAACGCATCTCAAATTACAAAACGCTTAGTTAAAAACTTAATCTCATTAGAATCTTTGACAATCGGGAAAGATGAAATCGAGGTAGCAGTAGATTACAAAGAGATTAACGGTTACGGAACAGTAAACGAAGCACAGACTAAAAAGCTTGCTAATAAAATCAAAAAGCTTTTCCCTGAGTGCAGCTATACAACTAGACGCCAATACGGCGCAATCGCACTTAAATTCAACTTTACTAAATGTAAATTAGTAGCTCAAAATATTGATTAACCCTTAACCCTAACCAATCCATGACACACAATTTTTCAATCAAATACAAATTACCTAAGTCCGACTTAGTGCGCTCCTTTCAAACATCTGCTAAGTGCCTAGACGATGCAATGATAAATCTTTATGACGTTCACGAGGACGCTATTTATTTAGATAATGACATTGACATAAACCCCGCTACCTACGAAAGCGACAGCGACACAATCCAAGCCGCAATTATTAACCGCCAAAAATAAGCCATGACACTACAAGAATTAAAATCACAGGAGGCGGAATTGACCGCTTTGCTTAAAGCAAACCAAGCCGCACAAAACGAAATTCTAAAAGCGGAATTTATCGTAGCTAATCAGGGGATAGATATTGGCGACACTATTAGTTTTTTAGATAAGAGTTTTGAGTGTAAAGGTATAATCTCTAAAATAGAAGTTAGCAGTGTAGTTTCTTACTATTGGATTAACCCTATCAAAAAAGACGGCACACGAGGTAAGCTCGAAATAAGACTTTATAGCCAAGAGATGAAAACCTTACAGCTAGTATCAAAAAAATAATTCAAAATAAAACGCTGCAATGTTTGCGAAATAAAACAAAGTTTGTAACTTTGCAGCGTATTAAATCAAATTCAAATCAAAAAAATTATGCTAGTAATCGAAAAAAAAGAAAAGCTATGTATTGAGGTGCATAGCAAAGACATCGGAGTAATAGGCGAAGCTATCAAACACCTATCGGAATTTATGCCTTACGGCGAGTTTTCCATGTCGCACAAAAACGGCGTTCTGTTTGTTGAGTTTGTCGGTAATCCTAACGGCTGGTACTCATTAGAGCAAGTAAGCCAAAAAATCAAAGACCTAATTTCCTAATCCTTAAATCAAATTCAATCATGTCAGAACAGCAAAAAACCCACTGGAAAAAATTAGATAATCCCGATTATCTCGGAGCTTATTCTATCCTAGATGGCTCAAAAAATCCTAAACCGATTATAGCCAAAATTAAGCATGTCCGACTTGAAAACGTGACAGGTAGTAATGGTAAAAAAGAAGAGTGCAAAGTGTGTTATCTCGAAGGACAAAAGCCGCTTATCTTAAACGCTACCAACTCAAAAGCAATCGCAGCCGTAGCAAAATCACCGTACATTGAAGACTGGCAAGGTGTTACAATCGAAATCTATGCAACTACTACTAAAATGGCTGGTGAGGTTGTGGATTGTTTGCGAGTTCGTACAAGTGCGCCAAAAGTTCAAACCAAGCCGCCATTTAATGAAAGCTTTGAAAAGTACGACAACTATATACAAGGCATTAAAAAGTCTGATAAGGGCTTAAAGCACGTTATTGACACACTAAGCAAAGATTTTACAATCACGCCCGAAATGCACGATTTTTTAGCGCAAATAGTGGGCACTGAAATACACCTTACCAATGATTAAAATCAAAAAATTCAAAATACGCTGTTCGGCTATCGGTAAAATCATGACTGATAGTCGAAGCAAAAGCAAAGCTGAAAAGATAGTTGAAACAAAAGCAAGTATTGAAAAGCTACAAGGCGAACATGATGCACTAAAAGACGGCTTAAAGTCAAAAGCAGATAAAGCCGAAAAAATCAAAAAGCTAAATGCGCAACTTGACGAGCTTAATAATTTGCCTGACGTGCCTAATCTTTCAGAGACTTGCAAAACTTACCTTAAACAATGGGTAAAAGAACAAGTTTACGATGCGAGATACGAATTTACATCAAAGCAGACCTACAAGGGTAATGCCGTAGAGGAAGATGCTATTAATTACGCAAACTTGCATCTTTGGGGCGAGTTCGGAGCTAAAAAGAATACGGAGCGCAAGTTTGACGAGTATTCAGAAGGCGAGTGTGATGTAGAATTAAGTGAAAGTATTGAAGATGCAAAAGCTTCGTTTAGTTCTGAAACATTCCCGTTGCTTGAAGATGAGCTACCTGATGACGGTTATGAGCTGCAAATTCAAAGATATATGCATCTTTGGAAAAAGAAAAAAGGCGGTGTGAATTATATACTAATGCCAACACCAGAAGAGGTACTTATCGGACTTGCGCACCAAAAAGCACGTTACACGCATAATCCTGACAGCGTAGATTATCAAGACAAATACAACGATATTTTTCAAAGGCTTACAGATGAGAACGACCGCATAAGTGACCCTAAACTTACGCCGCCTAAGTACCGTATCAAACGCTTTGAATTTACTTACGATGCTGAACTAAACGCTGCAATAGATAAGCGTGTTATTGAGTGTCGGGAGTATATCGAAAAAATACTTTTACCTATGCTTAAATTGTAGCCTATGAAATCGCACGAACAAGCCCTAATAAGACAAATCGAGCTACTCAAAAAAGAGATCGATGTAGGCGAAAGGTGGGTAGCTGAATTAAAGAAAATAACCAAAACAACAGAAGACGAGGCGTTTTTAATGCAGCAACAAAAGCGCCTATCATTTATTAATCAACAGTACCGAGGTGCACTTAGACGGCTTGATACTTACAAATCAAGACAGCAAACATTATGAGTTTCAAATTAACAGGCGTTTTGCACGCCATATTTCCCGAACAAGTAGTATCGGACAAATTCCGCAAACAAGAGTTTGTGTTGAGAATTGAAGGCGATAAGTACCCAAACTTCCCAAAATTCCAAGCCGTAAACGAGCGCATTGATTTACTGCAAAGCTTTACGCCTGGCGATGAGCTGACGGTATCTTTCGACATTCAAGGCAAAGAATATGTAAAAGGCGCTGAAACGCTTTACTTTACAAGCCTAAACGCATGGAAGTTCGAAGGTAACGCAACGCCAAAGAACGCAAAAGGCGAACCACTTACTAAGGTTGCGGACTTGCCAAAAAATGATATGCCTTTCACAGAGGATGACGGGATTCCCTTCTAATCTAATCACATTCAAAACTCAATACAATGAAACTTGAAAATTTAGAACGTGCAAAAACGCTTTTAGACGAGCTAGCACAAATCAAATACTTCAAAAAGGAAGTAAAAGAAAATGAGTTAGAAAACTCAATTTGCGTAAACGATACCGAAATAAAGGCGGCTTACAGAAATGAAATAGTTTCTACCTTTATCAAAGACCTAAGCGAAACAATCCAATCGGTATGCGATAGGCATATTTTGCAGATTGAAACCGAACTGGAAACACTCTAATCTAACACTAAAAGCCCCTTAAATGGGGTACTTTTACAATGACTTATGGTAGGTAAAATAGTATATGTGCCTAATTTCTATATGTGTAGAGTAGATTCTTATAAGGCGATGTATAAAAACATCAATGGAACTTATAATTTGCAAACGCTAGACGGTACTTATCGCACAAATAGAGAGGAGCGTGAAATTTACACAATAGAGGTAAACGCAGTAAATGCTCTTATTAATCATATTGAGGATTCAATTAAAGAGCTAGAAAGCCAACTTGGCAACTCAAAAGAAATACTACATTCATTCAAACAAAAATACAGCCTATAATGACAGAGCAAAAAACAATGCTAAAAGCGGCAATCCGCAAATACATCAAGGATAACGACTTGACAATAGAACAAGCGGCGCAAAGCATCCCTATCAGCGGCACACGTTTACGAGGTGTTTTGACCGACAACCCACGACCCGCAACGATAGAAACGCTTTTTTATTTCACTCAACGGCTCGGCATTAAGTTTGAGCTGGTGCAAACTTCTTAGACCATGAAAACGTATTATAGACATCATTTGCCACCCGCAACAGTAATAAGCATAGGTCGTGCCCGTGTCCGAATCATGGAGCATTGCGGAACTATTGAAGGTAAAGAAAACGAAACAAAAGCCTACGAAAAGGCAAAGGAATGGTTTAAAAACAATCCCAATCACGAAGCAGATACACATAGATTAGTAATATCAAAGAGTGTGCTTTATACTGCTATAATCGAAAAATAAGACCATGAAATTAGACACAATCGCTCCCGACCTATCTGATAAAATCGAAATTGCTATACAAAAGAAACAGCAGATCGAAAAAAAGAGAGTCGCTAGGCACTTGTCACGAATTGACGGCGGTAAAATGTGGTGTTACAATCGTGAGACTAAGGAGCTAACAGAGGCTAAATTTGTTGAAAGTCCTAATTTTTTCACACACGAACCAAACCAAAAGCGCATAGATATAACGCCAAATTGCGTTTATGTCGAAGCCGTAAATAAAACCAATGCTTTGCGCCGTATATCGAAAGGTAAAATAGTATTTATTTCGTAACCAGACCCAAAAATCAAACACTATGATGAAGTCATACATAGCCGCCACAGGCTTTTTTATTCTTTTTGCCCTATGCTTTTACACAAAGTATAGTTTAAAGCGCACACAGCCAAAACCACAGACTCGCAGCGACCTTATAAGCTTTGTAATTCCGCTAATGGAATACTACGACAGTCGTTCCGAAACGGGCAAATCATGGCAGCCGATGCCTAGGTATGTTTTTGAGGAAAGGGAAGGCGGTTGCTGGCAATTCATAGCTAAATTCCCTAATGCCTTACAATGGGTTAAACAAGACCGTCTAAGATTCGCCTCAATGCGCTTTAAGAACAAAGCCGAAGCGGTACGTTTTGCAAATTGCGGCTATAAATTTTTTCACGATAACCCTCCAATTAAATAACATGACAGCACAAATCAAACAACTCGAACCCGCTTTTATCTCAAAAGGCTACCTACATACCTACGTAACTGGCAGCGAAATTGAGGGCGGTTACATCTACGCAAAATACTTAGTTCCTGACGGCGAAAACAAGGAAAGCCTATTGACTATGCCTTTTTCTCAATTGAATGCAACCTACGGCGCACCGCAAGGCAATTTTGAGGTGTTTTTACACAAAGTCCGCAAAGAAAATACAATGACTATCGGCGGCACTACTGTAAACTATCCCGCTTGTGTGGCTTATCCGTCAGATAATGACTTCGGGAATACCGCTTGGAGCTGCTATACTTTGGAACGTGCAAAAGAAAAACTAGCCTTTGAAGTTGAACGCCGTAAAACAGAACTTGCAGATGAGAAACTTTAAAACACAGCGCATCCCGACCGTTAGCCAATTTGAGGCTAAACTGATAGTTTGGAGCTTTACTGGATTAGCCCTTTCAGTAGTTGGGCTATGTATTTATTATTTAACAGCTTAAATTCAATTATATGAGTAAAGGAGTAGATTTACTAATAGATAGCTTTAATGAGCAAAAGAGCAAACTAAGTGAAATGAAAGGTTATCAAGTAGCCTTTTTTGATGTACTTTTAGAGTGTCCTAATGAAGTCCTACCGCGTTACATAATTGCAGATTATTTGCAGAAAGAACTAGATAGAATCTATGCAGATGACACGATGCAATGGCAAGTTGTAGGGCTTGAAAATACCATAACACTAGCCTATGGAAAACGTAAATGGCTGCCTGTAAAAAATATAGCGCATAATGAGTATATAAATCACAGTCACGCAGACGGCTATGACTTTCTTTCACTAAATTTACCCTCAATGACTTTTTACGAAGCGAAAACAGCAGTACTTGCTATTATATCACAGTTCAACGAAGCTGGTTTATAGATAACCAAAAGCCTTGCAGCCTAATAAACGCAAGGCTTTTTTATTTGTGCAAAAAATAATTCAAAGAAATATCCTAAAATGTTTGCATATTAAAACAAAGCGGCATATCTTTGCATCAGCAATTAAGCAATCACACAAACCAAATTTTACCATGAGTAAACTAACAATTGAGCAAAAGCTAAGGCAGTAT